TGAAAAAAATAACTGTTATAATATTTGGGACAATACATGACACAGAAGAAGAAACAAAAATTAGAGATTTATTTATGAAAGAAACTTCATATTTCAAGAAAAGGATAGACTTAGTAACACAGCCTTTTCTTAATGCAATAGCATTTAATTGGCATAAATTAACCGAACCTGAATTAAGACAAGAACTAGGCGAAATTTCTGGGACATTTTTTTTGGGGAACGCGACGATTTGTTACCACTTAAATTCTTTAACAAATAATGATATTATTATGATGTTTGTAAACAAGGAGGTTTTATATTATATAGAGGATCGCTCTGTTGATCCTGTTTATTTTTATTTTGGTCCCGCTGTTCGTAATGAAGGGCTGAATAGGGATGATTTTACTTACGAAAATTATATGGAAGATAAAAAGAATAACACAGCCAAAAAATATCACTTTATACTATGGCACGGCATAACATGGGCTTTACAACTATTAATTAAATACGCTTCAATCGAAACGAAGGTTGTTGGTGCTAACAAACGTGTAAAAGAGTTCAATTGTAAGTATGTAAACGATACCGATTCGGATATTACTATCTTAGATTCTACATGGTTCACTACTTTAGTGAAATCAGAAGGATTTAAAGTACGTGGTCATTTTAGATTGCAACCTTATGGACCTGGTATGAAAGAGAAAAAATTGATTTGGATAAAAGACTTCGACAAACAGGGATATACAAGAATTGCTAAAAGACCACTAAATGAAAACGAGATGCAAAATGAACAATAAATTTTTAATTATATTGCATAATGTACAGGAGTAAAACTATGAAAACTTTTAATAATCGTGTTCGCTCTGTATTGTCTATTTTGGCTATTGTGCTTGCTATCTATTTTGTTAGCGTTGGGGCTATATCAACTATATTTGATTTAATCCCCACAAACGGCAGAACGATAATTATCGAAAAGACCGAAAAGGGCTTCGATACTTATTATGAAGATGGCACCCTACAGTATGAGTTCACAAAACAAAATACAGACTCAACTACACTCGAAACACTAAAGGACATCTACGAGGGAGAATAGCTCTCCCTCTTTTATTACAACATAAAGAGAAAATTATGATTGATACTATTATTAATTATATAGACGCCAAACTGTCGGTAATTCCTACAGAACTGAAGACTAAAGCTCCTGTTAATGAACTGCTACCCAATATGGGTACTGGTCCTACCTGGGAGCCGTTCAAACATGCTATCGTTACCAAAGATGAAGCAACGCGGTGGTTCTCCCGCCCTAATACCTGTCCCGCTATTGTCGGTGGTATGGTATCCGGTGGCTTGGAAATGATTGATATTGATAATCATTTTGGTGATGCTAGCCAAATGTTCCAAGACTTTAGAGATCTAATACAGTCGCACTCACCAGACCTTTGGGATAAGCTCGTTATCGAATCAACACAACGCGGTGGCTACCATCTTTTCTACCGATGCTCTGCACCATCCGGCAATGGCAAATTAGCACAAAGGAAAAATGATAAGAATCGTAACGATACTCTAATCGAAGTGAAAGCCGAAGGCGGATATTGTCTTGTATCACCATCACCAGGATATAATGTGTTGCAAGGTGAAATCGCTAATATTCACACTATATCCGATGACGATAGAGAGGTATTACGATCCGCTTGTATGTCGTTCAACGAAGTGGTTACAGATAATAACCATTTAGACGAAACTTACACCGCAAATATGCAGTCCGATAAGCCAGGCGATGAGTTCAATATTCGCGGCGATCACCATTCGCTACTAACAGATGAAGGGTGGAAATTGGTATCCGGTAGGAACAGTAAAGAGTATTGGAGGCGCCCTGATAAGAAGGTGGGAATATCGGCAACGTTCAATGTAGTGCCTAATAAGTTCTACTCGTTTTCATCTAATTGCCATCCTTTTGAAGAGCGTAGAGCTTATGATAAATTCGCTATGTATGCCATCCTGAAGCATAACGGCAATTTCTCCAATGCTGCTAAAGATTTGGCTAAACAGGGATATGGCAAAATTACTAGGAAGTCTAAGAAACAAAATGAATCTAACACGCAAGCCAATGACGATAAAGATAATTTTGTCTTCTGGTATGAAGTGAATGCCGGTACTGATGAAAAGCCACAATATGAATTGAGGTTGATACTCAATAAGATTATCGAGTTTATCGAATCACTAGGCATCACTAAGGTTGAAATTGATACTAATGTGTTCACCTATGTTCGCATCACCAACAATATCGCTACGGAATATACTCCCGAAACGATACTAGACCTAATGCAGAATTATGTCAAAATGTTGCCAATGGATGTAACTGAACATTGTACAAAAACAGAACTATGGGAACTGATTATTAAGAAGATAACATCCCTAAGGAAGAAAGAATTTCTTGAGCTTATCACTCATACGAAAGTTGAATTTCTTAGAGATAATAAAGATGAAGCTTACGTTCCATTCTCAAATGGAATAGTAAAAGTAACTGCTAACAATTACAAAATGCTCGACTATGCCGAAGTAAATAAAGTAATCTGGGAAAAGCATATTATTAGAAGAAAAATTACTTTGCATGACTTCGATACCATAGACGATACTGATAAGTCAATTATCGGTAAATTCTTTGAACGTGTTTGCACACCTGCTAATAAGGAATTTCCTGACGATAGGAAGAAAAGAGAACCGGACACAGCTCGTTTTCACTCTCTAATCTCTGCTATTGGATACATGCTGCATTCATACAAAGACCCAGCAACTCCTAAAGCCGTTATTCTATGCGAAGAGCAAATTGCAGATACTAATGAAGCCAACGGAAGAACAGGAAAGGGTTTGACGGTTCATGCAATACGTAAAGTACGCAATGAATGCTATTTCAATGGGAAGTCTATCAATTTTCAGAATACTTTCTTCTTCCAGAACATCAACCAAGATACGCATTATCTTTTCTTTGATGACGTGAAAAAGAACTTCGATTTTGAATCGCTATTCTCGATTCTAACCCATGGAATAACTGTTGAAAAGAAAGGTAAAACGCCTATCTTCATTCCTTTTGAGCATTCGCCTAAGATTATTATTGCTACTAATTCAGTTATCAGCAATGATAGTCCATCACATAAAGCTCGTAAGCACGAGATTGAGTTTTCGGACTACTACTCCGATGAATATTCTCCAGTAGATGACTTTGGAGGTTATTTCTTCGAGGGCGGCTGGGAGCATGATAGTCCTGAATGGGATAAGTTTTACTCTTTTATGCTGTTTACTATTGGATTCTATCTTGAATATGGATTGATGAAATACCAACAAGTGAACCTTGACTATAGGAAACTAATAGACCAAGTACCGGAAGATTTCCTAGACTTCGCACAGCAATATATTGTTAAAATGAAGACCGAAGGGTTTGTAACATCGAAAGAATTGTACGATAATTTTATCCAGATACACGAAACTTATGGTCCTAAAGGTAAGCAGTCTAAAACGCAAAAAGCCATCAGCTCATGGTTTATTAAAATGATGAAATATGAAAAAATTAAATACGAAGGTAAGATACAACGATATGGAGACACAGTAAAAAGAGGCTTTTCTAATACAAAAATAGCTTCAAATTTTGAAAATGAGCCATTTTAATTTGTAATTTGTAACACTTTCAGGATTTTTGTAACAGATGTTAGCTTACATTAATGTTACGTTTTAAGTTCTTTGATTATTAAGGGTTTACAATATGTTTGGTTATGAGTGGTAACAGATATAAAAAAAAATCTGTTACACTCGCAAACCTTTGATTTTTCTAAGTTTACATTTGTTTTTTATATTTTGTAACATATTTATTTATATATATATGTAAGAAACATAAAGAATAAAAGAAACGTAAAATATATATGTATGCTATATACGTGTATATATATAAAGTATAGAGAAATGTGTAACATCTGTTACATCTCGTAAATCATTATAAATCAAAAACTTGCAAACGTAAATAAAGTGTAACGGTTGTGTTACAACGGTACTGGAACTGTTACAAAATTAAGGGAAAAAACTATGAATATTTTACAAAGCATTAAAAATCAAACACTTACAGTAAATGATGGCAATTTGACAAAAGTTGTCAAAAATGAAAAAAATGAGCTTAATTTAACAAATTTTGAGCTTAATTCATCAAAAAATGAGCTTAATTTGCTTAAAAATGACCTTAATTTATCTAATTTTGAGCAACAAAAACTAAATGAAGGCGAAAAAAAGGAAGAAATTAAGCTAAATTTAGATGAAATTAGGGCGAAATTAACGGAAAATAAGGAGAAAATAGAGCATTTTCAACGATTATACCGCAGAAATCCTAATGATGACTTAGCAGAAGCAATTATTGTTCTTCAAAAAGAATATGCAGACTTGGAACAACAACAATCTCTTCAAATTGATAGCGAAAGGAAAGGGAAGAAATATTACTCTGAAGCATTGAAATTGAATTTCACTTATGATGCTGATGAGCATAAAGCATATTTTGAAGACGGAGTTGTTTACACTGAACAGGAAATGAGGGAACTACACAAAGATAGTCAGCAGCCATCAAATGGGATTGACTTGATACATACAATGAAAAAACTATTTGGCAGAGGTCGGGCAATGATTATGGATGGATGGGTAGGTGCATGATAACGATAGAAGAAATTATTGAAACGGTTGCCTTGGTCTGCAATGTATCTGTAGAGCAAATAAAAGGCAAGTCGAGAGCTGGTCAGATTCCTGACGCCAGGAAGTTGGTGGCGTTAATTGCTGTTTTATCTGATATTCCACTGCAGACGATAGGCAGGGCAATAAACAATGATCATAGCTCGGTAATTGCTCAGCGAAATGCAGCATTCAGCATATTAGAGAACGAAGCGAGGTTTACTAACAATTCGGACTTTACTAACAAATTCAATGCTTGTCTTATGATATTACGACAAGAGATGCCAAAATTAAATATTAACAAACAAACAGGAAGAAAAGTAATGCAATTGAGGGATTATCAATTAGAAATAGCCGATAAAGCGGCAGAGATATTAAGCCAATTAGGGATAGTTTATCTATCCATGGAAGTAAGGACAGGAAAGACATTGACTGCTTTCCAAGCTGCTTACTTAGTAGGATCAACGAGTGTATTATTCATCACTAAGAAGAAAGCCATCAGCAGCATAGAGAGTGATTTTGCTGACATGGAATATCCGTACAAATTAAGGGTAACGAATTATGAACAATTAGTAAATATTGACGTAGATAACGATTATGACTTGATAATTGTAGATGAATCACATTCTAACAAGGCATATCCAAAGCCATCCATACGCACACAATACCTAAAAGAATTAGTTGGCAAAAAACGAGTAATCCTCCTTTCGGGCACACCAACCCCAGAGAGCTATTCAGAATTGTTTCATCAGTTCTGGATTAGTGATCATACACCATTTAAGCAAAAAAGTTTCTATCCTTGGGCAAAAGAATATGTTGATGTAAGGGAAAGGAAAATTAGTGCTAATGTTAGTGTTAAGGATTACTCCAGAGCTGATAGAGGTCAGGTTATGCAAGTATTAGGTAAATATTTTATTACATACAGTCAAAAAGAAGCAGGATTTCTCAATGCAGATATAGAAGAAAGCATTATATTTGTAAAAGTTGATCCAAGAATATACGCACTCAGTAAGGTTTTGATGAGGGATAAATACTTTCAGTTCAAAGATGGTGATGAAATAGTATGCGATACAGCAGCGAAATTGCAGACTAAGTTACATCAGTTATTTTCGGGAACGATAATAACAGAGCAAAGCAACCGTAAAATCTTGGATAGAACGAAAGCCGATTACATCAAATCGAACTATCAAGGTAAGAAAATAGCTATTTACTATAAGTTCCAAGCGGAAGGCGAACTAATCAAAGACATACTTGAAACTACAGAGAATCCAGAAGAGTTCAATCAATCTACAGATACTAACTTGATATTTGTGAGTCAAATACAATCTGGTAGCATGGGAGTGAATATTTCAACAGCAGATGTGCTAATATTCTACAATATAGACTTCGCAGCAGTGCAATATTGGCAAGCTAGGGCAAGAATACAGAACATGGAAAGAGAAAAACAGGCGGTGGTACATTGGCTATTTGCTGACAATGGAATAGAGGATAAGATTTACAAAGCAGTATTACAGAAGAAAGACTACACTTTGAGTTACTTCGTGAAAGATTTTGGAATTGATAAGGGATTGTTCAATGGCACAGGAATCAAAACTGCAACAGCGAGTAATGGAATATCTCAAAACTAGGGGTATTTACCATATAAAAGTCATACAGGCAACAAAAACAGGGATACCAGATATAATTTGTTGCCTAAATGGTAAATTCGTTGCTATAGAGCTTAAAAGCCCTAAAAAACATACAGACAAATTACAAGAATACAACATAAAACGAATACAAGAGAGTTGGGGGATTGCATTCTGCTCGGATAACTACGATGAAATAATAAAATCTATTGAATTGATATTGACTAATTAAAAGAAAAGGGCATGAAAAAAGTATCGGAACTCATTGAATATGAAGACCTTAACGAATCTTGTCAATATGTGGCGGACGTGATAGGCATGGAGCATACAAGGAAGATAATAGGCGAGTTAGGCAGCATCATAATAGAATTCCCTAACGCGAGCAATATGCGTAATCTCAAGGAACGTTATGTCCTTGAGCATTACGGCATATTTAGTATTAAACGAATATCGAGAGAGCTTAATAGAAGCGAAAAGACAATAAGGCGGATAGTAAAGAAACTAAAACTTCAGGGCAAATTGTGATATAGCGGCAACGATCTTATCAACATCTTGCTCTGTTAGGGTGAGGAAAGGACGAGGCGGCACTACGATATTGTGTGGCTTCGTTCTTGCTGTTTTCTTTCCGGCTTGTGCTCTTTGGTCTGCTTTCTTCTTAGACACAAAAGCAATCTTCCCACCTTCGAGATAGACATAAGGAGTGCCACCAGGGTGCTTGATGGTAGCACCCTCTTGGTGAGTTTGGGCATAACGGCTATTTGATGAAATGTAAATATTATTGCCTTGGGTAGTTATCTGAATAGAGGCGTAGAGATCGTTGTTACGTCTCAATGTTGGCTGCATCTCATAACCCTTGCGAGCATATTTTGTCTTGGTAGAGCTTGCCAATGGCTTCCACTTTTGAGTTCCACCAGAAAATGGACCAACTCCCTTACCATCCCACCGCCCTCGTGCAGCGAAATTCTTGTCTATAGCAGCACGCACTAATCCAGCAACTTTAGGCATTACTGGTGCTAGGTTAGTAACATTCTTTTTTAGTTGATTGCGAAGATTGTCAATGCCAGTGATGGTAACTTTAGCCATTGCCGATTTCCTTAGATAGTAAAGCACCTAGTTTCTTATTGTACTTCTTCATATCAGGTTGCCATTGCTCAATCAATGATAACTGCGGTGCTTCGGGAGTATAGTCTTTAGCATTGACTATATCGAATCCTAACTCTTTAGCATCGTCAATATCTAATGAAATCGTCATACATTTGCAGCCGAAGCCAGATGGCGGATAGATTTTTTTCCATATCGGATCACTCGCAGGGAATGCCTTACGGTGATACTTTGTGTGATCATGTCGTTTAGTGGACCGCTCAATTTGTTCATAACCCAATAATGGCAATACATCAGCAACGGCTGACTGCTGTTTGAATTTCTCCTTAGAGTAAGCAACTTGGACATTAGTCTCATAGATAACCTTCAAACGAGATGGAGACTTGCCAGTCCATCCCGCTTCTTGCATTCGTTCTACTAATTTGTCAGCGTCTATCTCTTTAACGAAATCCTGAAAGGTGGCTCCACTTTCTCTGCCCTGGATGACATAAGCTAGTATATCTTCGAGCAGATCAGCATTAGCCACCTTGCTAACTGTGAAACCTTTATCGTAGGATTCCTTTTCTAAAGCATCCCACCTATCGGAAGTCATTATGTTCTTGTACTTCTTGCGTAAATACTTCAAGAACTCCTTAGGCTTCTCGTTGAAGAGTAATTGAAGATTCAAATCTTCTGGCTCTTTGAACTCCAATAGCTTATTTTGTAGTTTGCTTCTTACTTTTTCTCTTAGCATTAGCTTTCTCCTGAGTTGGAATAAAATCTGCAGACGATGCGAATGTAGCAGCAATAATGCCATCGCTAATTAATTCGGACAATTCATCTGCTTTAAGGTTCGGGAATGCTTTAATTATCTTATCTTCTGCTTCTTCAAAAGAATTGCAAGACTTAATTATCTTAGTAACAGCTTCGATATTAGCATCCATTTGAGATTGACCATCGTCAGTAGGTTCCGAAAATCCTAAGCCGGTATCGGTATTGCCGAGGTCAGCTGTTGGCTCTGTGATGGTAAAGTCAGTATCATTGAAACCATAGACACGTTTGATATATTCGGGAGTAAATCTTATTCCCATATCCCAGAGAACCTTATCTCTATCGGCTAGAATCTTATCAACATCGGTACCTTCATACATAATGAATTGAGGTGCCGCTTGACCAGAGAAATTAAGCTCTACAGCAATTTGGATTAATTTGTTTAGAGCTGTTTCCACCAAATACTTATCAGTATCAACAACATCACCGCGGATTTGGAGGTGTGTTTGGCTCATAGCATAGGAACCAGTGTCGCCTTGCTCTGTTGTTAGTGTTTGCGATAATATTATTTTGCTTATTTCAGCATTGAGATAGTGAATAAGCCCTTGGAACAAATCACCTGAACCGCTTTTATTAGATTCAAGTAGAACAATATCAGTATCAACTGGTAACACTCCAGCGAAATTAGATTGAATATTTTCAAGGGCAGTTTGCAATTGACCCATACTACTCTTAGCCGATGGCTTACCAGCAAGAGCGGGAGTGCCGAACTTCTGGCAATATTCAGCCCATAACCTTTGCGTACCTACTTTGAAGAGAACAGGATAGATACACTTTGATAGCACCGGATAACCGTAGGGATTATCGTAGGTGGCATTATGCCTAATGACAATGAATTTATTGTTAGGCGTTGGTATAGATTCTGTTTGGTCAGCAGATTTGAACCTTAGCATATTATTGACGTCAAACTCGAACCAATCGGATGGCTTACCTACCAAATCAACTGGTACTAAGTAACCGTTTTTTTGAGTATAGAGAATTTCGAGAGGAGCAAAACCGAACAATACAGCGTCTAAGATGTCTTGAATCACTCTGCGTAAATCGAATGTAGAGAGGAATCCTGAAACGAAGTCATCAACAGGTTGATTGTTTGTTGGCACTAGAGAATATTCCAGCGATAGCACTCCAGACTTTCTACTCTGCACACAAGAGAACACGTGAGGGTCATTGAGTAAGTTTCTAAGTTTACGCAGTGTAAAGTTATTATCTCTCATTAGTTTGTCGGGATTCAGGAGAGCACCGTTTGATGCTAGCGAACCCTCGAACTTGAATCGAGTTCCTATCGAACTTAATAGTTCCTCGAAGTAATTTGAATTGTCATCCATTTTTAAATCCAATTATTATTATCAAAATAGTTATTTTTCTTGTTGATTCTCAATATGTCCATTGAGCTATCGCCACCGCTTCTATGTCTGTTAAGATACAGAACAGCTTGCGACACAGAATCAACAATATCGTCATGTGCATTAGCGCCAAATTCTAGCATTTCTTTTTCAAAGTCATAGTTCCAATCGGCTTGGCGGATAAAAACCTTGCGAGCTTCAAAGGTAGCGGCAGCGATATTGAGTCGTAGCTCCTTCTTCCCTATCGGCTTAATGCCCTTGATGTGCATAGGGCTATTTCCCCTCATGTGCTGAATGAATGACTTGCCTGGTGTAGAATCTTCTACTATGTCCAGGTCTGCTGGTCTTTGCTCGTTCAATAATATCGCGGTAGCTACAAGGTCAGGGAACAATATCTTAGCACGATACATCCTATGCAGATAAAGTGAATCGCCGACAAGATACCATTCAGTTGCAACAGTATAGTCATTCTTAGCACCATCTTCCAAGGCAGTATCCCAAGAGCGAATAAACATATCGTAGCTTGTAATTTCATAATCATAATACTGTAACCATTCAGGGCGAATAATCATTGTATCGCTAGCCATTGGAGTTTGCTGGTAGAGAGCGGAAAAGAAATAAGAACCAAGGGTTTGTTTAATATCCATTAGCTCTTCTATGTTAAATTTATCTTCCCATAGTGGCTGGTTATTCTCATTGATTGCTGGGAATATTACCTTCCTAAATTTATTATCTTTATCTTTATTGATAATTCTTCCGGTTAAGTCGTCAAGGTGCCAACGTGTTTGAACGATAATCAATTTAGTATTACGAGTGAAACGTGTCATAAGAGTAGAGACGTACCAATTCCATGCTTTATCCCTCAAACGAGATGAAGCAGCATCTTCAGCATTCTTAACTGGATCATCTATGATAACTAAGTCAAAGCCCTTACCAGTTAATTGTCCATCTATCCCTGTAGCAAAAAAGCTACCACCTTGTTTAGTTTGGAAATAATTTTGCTTAGAAATGACTGGCTTCCTACCCATCATGGTGTAAAGCTCTCTAGCTTGCAAAGTCCATGTTGTTGCAAACTCTGCAGCATAAGTAACAAGTAATACTTTAGCATGAGGATTATTAATCAACCACCATACAGGCAAATATTTAGATATTAATTCAGACTTGCCGTGTCGTGGCGGCATATTGACTATAAGGCGATTGATGTCGCCATGATACATATCGCATAGCAGAGTGTCGAGCAATTCGATATGAGGTGGCGTCATATATTCAAAGAATGAATATTCCCTGGCGATATTAGCCGGAGTGTTTAATATTTCTCGCATGTTATTCCCTGGAGCGTGGAACAGCGGTAAGGGTTAATTGTTCCGCGT